TGCATTAATCAAGGAAGATCATGATTATAAAACTTTGGTTATTGATAGCGTCACTCAGCTTGATAATTTGTTCACAAATCACATTGTTGATACTGATCCTAAAAAGCCCAGAACGATTGCCCAAGCATTGGGTGGTTATGGTGCTGGATTCCAAGCGTTGTCAAGTTTGCATGGCAGGGTTCGTAAAGCTGCTGGCATACTTAATGAAGCTAAGGGCATGAACATTGTGTTCATTGCTCATTCAGAAACAGAAACTATAGAGTTGCCAGACCAAGACCCATACACAAGATACAACATCCGTATGCAGAAAAAGTCTGTATCTCATTATACTGATAATACAGATTTGGTTGGCTATCTTAAGTTAGAAACTCACACCTTTGGCGATGGAGAACGTAAGAAAGCAATCAGCGATGGTACAAGAATACTGGTAACATACGCCTCCGCTGCAAATATATCAAAGAACCGCTATGGAATTAGCGATGACTTATTGGTTGTAAACGGAACTAATCCACTTTTAAATTTAATACCAAGCATCGGAGCATAAACAATGGCAAACTTTTGGACAACAAGCGATAACAAAGAAATTACAACAACTGGTGAATTCACTTCTGGTGGCATGATTGAAAACATACCTGACAATACAACTTGCCTTGCAATGATTGACGAAGCAGGATTGGCTGAGTATCAAGGTGATGAATACATAAGTTTACGATGGGTAATAGCTGAGCCTGCAATATACAAAGGACGCAAGATATTTCAAAAGGTGCGTGTATTTGATGTGGATAGCAAGAAAGCCGATAAATCTAAAAAGATGCTTGCTGCTATTGATGCAAACTGTGGTGGAAAATTAGCGCAATCTGATGAAGCACCAAATGATACTGCAATGGCAAAAGCATTATTAAATAAACCAATGTTAATAAAAGTAATGGTATGGGATTTAGAAGGCAGAACTGGTAATTGGGTTGCTTCTGTAGCTCCACGCAAAGGTGCTACACCAGTTAAAGAAGAAAAATCAGCAGAACCTAGTGTTGTTGATATTGATTCAATCCCCTGGTAAATAAACAAACGCACAAGGATGTGCATTTTTAACTATAACTATAAGAGTAAATAACAATGGAACAACAACGTACAGAAGAATGGTTTAAAAAAAGAGCTGGTCGTGTAACTGGTAGTAATGTTGGTGCAATCTTAGGATTATCTCCCTTCATGAAACGTGAAGATGTTATGCGTAACATGGTGCGTCAATATCATGGCTACCCAAGTGAGTTTACAGGTAATCCAGCGACTAAATATGGAACGTATAACGAACCAAATGCACTTGCTGATTATGAATTAAAGTTTGATAAAAAAGTAGAGCTTACTGGTTTTCATACTTATGAAGATTGGCTGGGAGCATCACCAGATGGTTTGATAGGTGACGATGGTTTAATTGAGATTAAATGCCCATATGGTTTGCGTGATAAAAACCCACCAGAGTTTAAATCAATAGACTATCAGTCACACTATTGGATGCAAATACAAATACAACTGCTTGTTACTGGTTGCCAATGGTGTCATTTTTACCAATGGTCTGCACACGGTTACATGCTTGAAACAGTACAATTTAATCAATTAGCTATTGAAGAATATTTACCAAAGTTAAAAGACTTCTACAATGAATATCTTGTTGAGCGTGAACTACCACAAGCACAAAAGTATCTTGATGATAAACGCCAACAGGTTAGATGCGAAGGACAGGTTGAGCGTTACTTAATGATAGCAGAGCAGATAAAAGAACTTGAAGCAGAAAAGAAACGATTGCTGGATGAAATAGTTAAGTTAGCAGATGGTAAAGACAGCGAGATTAATGGACACAAACTAACTAAAGTTACCAAAGCTGGTTCTATATCTTACGCCAAAGCTGTTAAAGAACTTCTACCTGACGCTGATCTTACTGACTATACTGGTGATCCTGTTAGTTATTGGAGGTTGACATGAATCAATTAATTGAATTATTAATAAAAAATATAGATGAACTTGATTTAGAAAAAAAAATAATTGCAATAAATGAAGTTAGAGAAAAAATACATTTAATAAGCCCTTTTAAAAATGAGCCAGTTGATTTTGTTAAATGGGTTAAAAATGAAAATGTATATCAAAATGATTACAACCCAAATAGTGTTGCTCCTCCAGAAATGGAACTACTTAGATTATCTATTTCAGAGGATGGATATACACAACCTATAGTTTCTATGCCTGATGAAAGTGAAAAATATGAAGTTATTGATGGCTTTCATAGACATAGAGTTGGAAAAGAATGTAAAGACATACAAGAAAAAATACTTGGATATCTTCCTATTGTACAAATAAGAGAAGATCAAAAAGACAAAACAGACAGAATGGCATCAACCATTAGGCATAACAGAGCAAGAGGAAAACATAAAGTTGAATCTATGTCTGATATTGTTATTGAGCTTAGTAGAAGAAATTGGTCTGATGAAAAAATAGCTAAAAATCTTGGCATGGATTCTGATGAAGTTTTAAGATTAAAACAAATAAGCGGATTGGCTGAAATGTTTTTAGATGAAGATTTTTCAGAAGCATGGGATGTTATTTTTGATGATGATAATGATTTTGAAGGATTAGATGATGAATAGAATTTATCATACTTGGGATAAGTGGGAATGTTATCCAGCTGGATTTTATGAAAACAAACCTAAAAACAAATCATTAACAGATGATGATTGCAAAAAAAAATATGCTGAATTTTTAAGTGATATTCCAATGTTTGAAGCAGCAATGCAATCAATATTGTTGGAATGGAAAAACTCATGTGAACATTATTTATCAAATGAAAAAATGAATAGAATTGCATGGCTTGGTCAAGCTTCAATGTGTTATGCAACTGGAATACCATCAAAATTTTGCGGAGGATTTTATTTGTTATCAGATGAGCAACAAAATTTAGCAAATATATGTGCATTAAAATTTTTAAATAAATGGTTAAAAAAACGTGGTGAAGATGAATTGTCACTTGACCAGGCACAATCTAAAACAGAAGCGAATTTATACTAATGAAAAGATTACTAGGAATTAATGTTTTTGAAGCAGCTCAACAAAGAATAAATTATTCTTTTGATAATTTTGAAAAAGTTTATTTGTCTTTTTCAGGAGGAAAAGATAGCAGTGTTATGTTCCATTTAACAATGATGGAAGCAAAAAAAAGAAATAAAAAAGTAGGAATATTAATTATTGATCTTGAAGCTCAGTATAAATCTACTATTGAGCATATAAAAGAAATGATTAATATGTATAAAGATAATATTGATCTTCATTGGTTATGTTTTCCATTATTGTTAAGAAATGCAGTAACTGTTTTTGAACCAAGATGGACAGCATGGGATGAAGAAAAAAAAGATATATGGGTAAGACAAAAGCCAAAACTTGCTGCTAAATGTGAAGATTATCCATTTTATCAACCAAATATGGAATTTGAAGAATTAACTGTTTTATTTGGATTATGGTATGCACAAGGTGAAACATGCGCTGGTTTAATTGGAATAAGAGCAGATGAAAGTTTAAATAGATATAGAACTGTTGCTGTATTTGATAAAAAAATGCATGGCAATAATAGATATACAACTTATATTGGAGATAATTTGTTTAATATTTATCCAATTTATGATTGGAAAACAGAAGATATATGGAGGTTTCATTCTAAGTTCAAAGATTTACCTAATAATAAAATATATGATTTTATGCATAAAGCTGGTGTTCCAATAAGTCAACAAAGACTTTGTCAACCTTATGGAGATGATCAAAAAAAAGGATTATGGCTGTACCACATTCTTGAGCCTGAAACTTGGTTTAAATTAATAGCTAGAGTAAATGGAGCTAATTCAGGAGCTTTATATGTTCAAGAGTCTGGAAATATAACTGGAAGCAACAAGATTTCTAAGCCTGAAAATCATACTTGGAAAAGTTTTTGTAATTTATTATTAAAGTCTTTGCCTAAAAAAAATAGAGATCATTATATAAAGCGATTTAGAGTTTTTATTAAAGGTTGGAAATCAAGAGGATATAACGAAATACCTGATTTTGCTCCAAAAACTCTTGAAGATAAGCAATGGGCGCCATCGTATAGAAGATTATGTAAAGTTTTATTAAGAAATGATTATTGGTGCAAAGGACTTGGCTTAACTCAACCAAAAAGTGAAGCTTATGGAAAATACTTGCAGTTAAAAAAACAAAAAACAGTTGGCATTGAAGCATGAAACTCCGCCCCTACCAACAACAAGCACATGATGCAGCTATAAACTGGATAAAGAAATGTACTGACCCATGCGTATTAGAATTGCCAACAGGGAGTGGCAAATCTTTAATTGTTGCAGCAATAGCCAATACATTGCACCAAGTTAGTGGTGGAAAGCACATATTGTGCCTTGTCCCATCAAAAGAGCTGTTAGAACAAAATGCGGAGAAATACAGAGATACCGGTAATCAATGCAGTTTGTTCAGTGCAAGTGTTGGTGAAACATGTTTAAAGCATCCAGTAGTTTTTGGCACACCTGTTAGTGTTAAAAATAAGATTCATCGTTTTGGAGCTAAATTTTGTGCGGTTGTACTGGATGAAGCGCATAGAATAACACCAACGGTAAAAAGTATCATTGAATCTTTGGTTGCCTGTAATCCTAATCTGCGTGTCATAGGTCTTTCAGCCACTCCATACAGGCTTGGAGATGGCTATATATACAGAATGGACGAGCATGGTAATGCACATGGAGATGATAAAACTAAGAACCCTTATTTTAATGCAAAAGTATTTACCGTTTACGCCAGAGATTTAATACAGCAAGGATACTTAACACAGCCTGTTGTTGGTGCGATTAATTCAGGTCATTATGAAACGCTGGACATGCAGTTAAATAGCATGGGTAAGTTTGCAAAGGCAGACGTTGATAGAGCCTATCATGGTCAAGGAAGGCTCACCAGTGCAATTGTAGGCGATATTGTGTCGCAAGCAATAGATAGACAAGGTGTAATGATTTTCTCTGCGACAGTGCAACATGCTCACGAGGTTATGCAGTCTTTACCACCAAGTTTATCTTGCATAGTGACAGGAGAAACACCAAAGAAGGAACGAGAAGAAATACTGCGAAAATTCAAATCTAGGGAGCTTAAATATTTAGTCAATGTGTCAGTGCTTACAACTGGTTTTGATTGTGTACACGTTGATTTAATAGCTATTTTAAGAGCTACAGAGTCAGTTAGTTTGCTTCAACAAATAATTGGCAGAGGATTGCGTATTGATAACAATAAAGATGATTGTTTGATACTGGATTATGCTGAAAATATAAGCAGACATTGTCCTGATGGTGATTTATTTAATCCAGAGATAGAAGCATCAGGTGATTATGGATCTGGTGAACCAATAAAAGCTAGATGCCCACAATGCAATGCTAACAATGAATTTGCGCCTGTTCCTAATGAAGCAAGTCATAAAATTGATGATTTTGGTTATTTTACTGATCTTGAAGGAATACGACTAGAAACAGAATATGGAGAGATGCCAGCGCATTATGGAAGAAGATGTTTTGGTGAGGTATTTAATAAAACTATTAAAAAGTTGGTTAGATGTTCTTATCGCTGGACGTTTAAACCATGCCCACACTGTGAAGAAGAAAATGATATTGCTGCACGTTATTGTTGCAGTTGCAAGGGTGAGTTAATTGACCCAAACAGCAAGTTAGTAGCTGACTTCCAAATGAAAAAGAAAGACCCAACTCAACTACAGACAGACAAGGTTGTTGCCATGCGAGCAATACCAACACTAAGCAAAGCAGGAAACGAGTGCATACGAGTTGATTTTATAACTGAATATAGATCATTCCCTGTTTGGTTTACCATGAAAATGCAGAGCAGTTATGATGCGTTTATGAAGTTTACCGACAATGGCTTTACAACACCAAGCACTATCACTTATCGAAAGAAAGGTGATTTCTTTAGGATTTACGATTACAACAGGACAGCTGATGAAGTTCCACAATGATATACCAGTGTTTGGAAATAAAGAGTTTCGAGGTGAATGTCCTTCTGAAGCTGCTGAAGCAGTAACATTCTTTGCAAAGTTAAGGAGGGAATATCCTGACAGTTACGGAAAGATTGCAACACACATCAGGAATGAAGGCTTAAGAACCTTTTACCAGGCAACCAAGCAAAAGAGTGAAGGAATGGTTAAAGGCGCACCAGATATTATTATTCCAGCAAGCGTTGCGTTCGTCTGTGAATTAAAACGTCAAGATCATACCAAATCAAAATGGCAAGATGGACAACAAGAATATCTACTGGAAGCCCAGAAACAGGGAGCTTTCGTTTGTATTGGATTAGGTTATGTTGGAGCATATGAAGCATTTATTTATTGGAAAGATAAAAAATATTTGCAAAACGATAAATAATTGATTAATATTTACCCAACTTAACAAGAAACACAAAAGGTAAATAAAATGTTTAAAGTAAGAATAGAATACAAAAGTGGAAAAGTTGAATTTACAAAAATAGATATTTTAAAGTATTCAAATGCTTTAGAAAGTTTATTAAAAGAAAAAAGATTAGTATCAATTAAAATATTATCAGTGGCTTAAAAGAAACCGCCACAAGGATGTGGCATTAACTACAACTATAAAGAGAACAACATGAACAAAAACACAATGATAGCAATAGCATTAACAGCATCTTTTATTTCAGGTGGAGTAGCAATTAGTAAATTTTCTACTAATGACTCAAACATAATCCACAAAACCAGATCAGGTGCGTTTATTATCCAAAAGAACATCAAAGGTGAAGAGCAGATTTACCAAGTTCTTGAACTTCCAAGCAATGTTCCATCTTTTGTAGCACCAAGCAAAGGTGAATTCTAATGGAACAGGAATTTGATAAAATAATAACTGATATGCGTATAGATCAATCGCTTGGTGGCATTTTAATAGCACAAGCCTTTGTAGACTATTGCCAAGCACTAATCAACGCTCAAATCGCAGAAACAGATGGTTCTGAGCTATTTGGATTGCTAGAGAACGCCACATTATCGCCAAAACATACAGATATTAATTATCTAGTTCGTGAAGCAATGGACTGGAAAGCTAATAACTTAATTTGCAATTCCTGAAGGGAAGCAGCCACTCGCCCTATTTCGGTAGGGCATTTTTTTGGATAATATTATGAAAGACTATAAAAATAAACCAGTACATACATTTACCAATCACCAAGAAATACAAATTTGGTGTTTATTGGCAGCAGGATTTATATTAGCTCTGGAGGCATGGTTACAATGACGACACCAGAAGAACGGAAAGAGAAACAGCGACTAAGAATGTTGGAGTATTACCATAAGAATAAGAAATATATCAATGAACGTGTTAGAGCTAAACAGAGAGCTAAAAAATTGAATATTGTTGTTACAGTAAGTCAAAATAACATTACCAAGAAAGAGATAATGAAATTAATTGGTGTTACTGCACTTGTACTGGATAGAATTAGTAAAGAACCAAAATATTGTATGCCTAAACATATAGCAACTTATATTGATGGAACGGTTTTATATAACCGAGATGAAATTATGGAGTGGCTACCCTATGCAAGAGAATCATGTGCATTTATGAAAAAACCTAAGCCAATTAAATTAACTGGAATGGCTGCACAGATTGTGGAGTTTATGCGTAAAAATAAGGAGATAGAGTTATATTGCAATGAACTAAGGAGAAAGCTGTGAAGAGGGATTTTGATTGGGCAATAATGATAATAAAACTTGAGCAAGAAGGTTTATCACAAATAGAAATATCAAGATTAACAGGCGTATCAACAGGTACATTGTCACCAATAAAAACAGAGTCTAAAGATGCTCCAAAAGCTTGGAATGACGCAATAAATCTGCTTGATTTATATATTAAATATTTTGGAAGTAATGTTCCTAGAATTGGTGATTATTATGAAGATGAAATATCCATTGCCAAATGAAAATGCACGTTGCTTAGGAAGCAACTGCGATAAGAAAGAAAACTGCTCCAGGTACTTAAGTATCGAAGTAGATACAAAAGATTTCATGTGGCATGGCGACTTCAAGAAAGAACTGAAACAAATGGAATGTGACCTTTTTATTGATTTTAGAGGCAATTATTATGAGCATTGAGAGAGAGTTACTAAAGAAAGTTATATCTGGCGACAAAAAAGGAGATTTCTTTGTCAGTTATGATCTATACAAAGAGATTTATGAATTTCTCGTTCACCATGAGCAAAAGCCAACAACACGACATGCGCTTGACTCATATTGGAATCAAGAAGCATATCAAAGAGGTTATGCAGAAGCAGAACTTAAATTAAAACGTGAGCCTTTGGGATTGGAAATTATGGATGCCTGCGGTAGTGAAGATTATAGAGAAGGATTTAAAGATGGTGCTTTATATGCAGAAAAAGCACACGGCATAACTGGAGGTGGGGAATGAGTAAACCAGCGGCATTTATCGTAGTAAAGAATGGACAAACGTGGCTTAGAACTAGCGCAGAAACTGAAGAGGCGATTAGAACAGGATTCATCATGGAAACGGTTCCTTTATACACAGCGCCACAAAAACGTGAGCCTTTGAGTGAGGACACTATGCTTAGATTAATATCCGAGCATCGAGATTTTCCTCCTAATTTAGTTAGAGCAATAGAAAAAGCACACGGCATTGGAGTTGACGATGAAAATTAAAAATAACTGGTGTCGCATAGCATGGTTTTTATATGCTAAAAGAGAATGTAACAACTATAAATTTGAGTATATCCCACATAGCCTAAGGGCTACTAAAGCAATGCACAGTATGTACTGGAGAGAGAAATGAGCGTTGAACATGAAAGATTAACAATACCTATGGATTTGGAACTAAAGTGGACTAAGGAAAAACTACTTGAACGAGATAAGCAAATATCTAAATTAATAGCAGAAAATAGTAGGTTACGAGATAGTAAGTTACTAGAAGAAGATATACGAGAAGGAATATCCCTACGAGATCACTTTGCAGGACTTGCAATGCAATCGCTTTATTTATCTAATACAAGATGGGAAGCAACAGGAGAAGAACGTGATGAAGAATCTGTAGCACTAATCAAAGAACTTGCTTGTGATGCTTACCATCTGGCAGACGCAATGATCGCAGAGAGGAATAAAAATGATTAGCGAAAAAGAAATAGAAGAACACATCAATTCATTAAGATCATCAACCGTTAGTGAGGAATACTATTCAGAAGAATGGGAAGAAGGCTTTGAAGATGGTGTTAGATGGGCAGAAAAACAACTGGAGAATAAACAATGAGTAAAGGGTCAGCACCACGTCCTATTTCTGATAGGAAAAAGTTTGATGAA